TTTTTTACCATTCATAATATTTCTTCTACTTGCGGTTCTACTTCAACATGAGTTAAGTATACAGTACTGTTAGCATATTTAAACCCTCTTAGTCCTTGGCCATTGTTAACGTCTTTAAAACAATCAAACTTATAATTACACCAGAAACAAGATTTATGCAGTTTATAGTTACCTTTTTTACCTTCTGGTACAGGGTCATAACATCTCTCTGGTTTGTCATCTATATCTAAACAAGAAATAAGATTATCTATTTTATTTGTAATATTAGGTTTATCTAGGTCTTCGGGTTGATGTAAACATAACTCTCCTGATTCTTTGTTAATAACTAGAAAGCCACCGTTATTTGTACCTTCTGACTTCTCGTACCCTGCTAGTTGACCAAGATACCCAAAGGGATCATCTTCAGCTAAACGCCCTTGTATAAACTTTTTAAATGCAAAACCAGATGCAGTTTTAATATCTACTATTTCGTTATTTATTTTACAATCTATATGTCCTACTACACCTTTTACTTTAACTTCTTTTTGTTCGTCAGTAACTTTATGTCCTGCCATTCTAACTAACATTAAAACTATTTCTTCTAAGATATGACCATACAAAAACTTTATTTGTGTGGGGCCATCAATAGAAGACTTAACTAATTCATCTCTTTTTTGATACCAAAGTTGTCTGGCAGGTCTACCAATGTTAGACATTCGCAATGTAAAATTATTATCTCTTTCTGACGGGGTAGCCCAAGCCATCATAGATTCTTTAATTTTAGCTAAAGTATTGTCTATATCTTTTTCTGTTAGATTTATAGACTTACCTTCAGATATTTTTTCTAATTCTTTATATATATCAGGAACTAAGTTTTTTAATTCTTTCATCTTTATGCTCTACAAATCTACATTGTTTAGAATTAGCATTGAATAATACTATAACAACACCGTCTTCTTTTTGTTTGTCAGTTCTACTATTCTTTATGTGTTTTCTTCTTGTAGATTTAACGTCTATAAGTTTTATTTCTTTATCTTTAATAGCCACCAAATCTATATACCCACTACCCCCACAATTTTTAAACACCTCGTATCCTTGATCCCACAACCAAGTTACCGCGTGGTACTCACCAAAGTCTCCTTTTCTTGTTGAATTGTAAGAAGGTCTTTTATCTCCAGATACTTTGTTAGTGTGTTTCTGACCAGTTGTTTCCGACATTGTACTCCCCATCTAAGGGACAATTTAGCTTCAAAGCACATGTAGTTTCTCTTATAGAAAGTACCCCTAATCTTCCAACTTCATCTGCTATGTCTTCTCTAACTTCTAATTGCCATTCGTCATGCACGTTAGCTACAAACCTAGCATCATAACCACCTTTAATTATTTTATCATTAAAAATAATTAATGCTTGCTTCATAACTATAGCACCATCACCTTGCAACAAAGTATTAAGTGCGGAGTGTGGTGAACGAACAGTTAGTTTTCTTCCATCGATTGCTTTAATAAATCCTTTTGTAGCTTCTCTTGATACTCTGTCCTTAACTGCTTTAAATGCAGGGACACTAGCAAAGAAGCGTTGTTTAAGTCTTTTACCATCTTCTCTGCTTCCTCCAACCACAGCCCCAACCTTTGCGTCTCCTGCTCCATAGCAGACGGAGTAGACGAAAGTTTTAGCCTGATTTCTTGATTCAAGTCCTGCAAATTTTTGATTAGCGGTGTGTATGTCTCCATTGAGAATTTCATCTATGTACTCCTTATCATTCATATGATGAGCTAACATTCGTAATTCTAACCCTGATGCATCAATGCCAACTAACTTATAACCATCAGGAACAATCCAACAACTTCTGCATTCCGCACCATAGGGTGAAGAGCAACTTGGAATCTGAGCTGTGTTAGGATAAGAATGTGTCATTCTAGATGTTATTGCTCCATTAGAATTAACAAATCCATGAATACGATTGTCTTCTTTTACTTCTTTTAGCCAAGAAGTTATTTGAGCAATACGTTTTTGTAACATCAAATACCTCGCTATCATAGATGCTTGAGGTATATCTTTAACACTTGTTAAGGTTATTTCGTCTACTACAGGCTGTCCTGTTGGGGTAAACTGAGTAGGCTTCCATCCAAAATTTATAAGATATTCACCTATTTGTTTTCTAGATCCTAAATTAAATTCTGTAAATGTTTTTCTTTCTATTGGTCTTTTATATAACTCTAACTCTGCATACTCTTTGTCTGTTAGTCTTACACCAATACCATCTTGATCTACAGCTAATCTAGAAAACTCTCCTGTTTTTGTGTACTTAAAATTAAGAGTTTGTACAGTTACAGTAGGTTTAAATTCTTCATGTACTTTATCTTTAACTTCGTTTAACTCATCGTTTAACTCTGCTAATAACAACATACATTTCTGGCAGTCAATTAAGAATCCTGTTTCTCTTTGTTCATGGATTATCTTTGCTACTTCATGTTCTATTATTACAGATTTAGCACTAAATCCTTTAGACTCAAACTTTAAACGGTCATAAACTTTTAAATTTAATTTAACATCATTGATGCAATATTCTAACATTTCTGGTGTAAACGAACTCCAAGCTTGCTCGTTGTCTTCACCATAAGATCCCTTTAAAAATTTTAGTCTATAACCCCAAGATTCTAATCCATGACCGCCTTCTCTAACTGGATCAAACAGTCTAGATAAAACTAAAGTATCTACTATTTTTTTATCTGATAAATCTAAATTTTCTACTTTAAGTAGAGCAGGTAAATCATAACCTATGATGTTATGTCCAATAAGTTTAGTAGCTGTGCTAAGAAACTCACAACCCTCGCGTATCTGAGTATTATCAAAACTATAAACTTGTTGTGTGTCTGCATCTATAGCAACAATACAAAAGATTACTGTTGGTTCTAAGCCATCTGCCTCTATATCAAAGACAAGATTCATATTACTTCACCGCACTCATAGTCATCTACTTCGCTTAATCTACCAGTTTGTAAATCATATTTTAAGTAACCTGCAATTCCTGTCTCGCCACTAAACCTATTCTTTAAAACTCTAACGGTAGTCATGTTTCTTTCTTCGGGATCTTCTGCCTGTCTATTACCCTCAAGTGCAATCGCAATATTACTTAAATGAGCTATAGCATTTGACCCTCTCAAATCTCCAAGCCTTACTCTACCACCTTCTTCATGGCTATTTCTACCATTACTTGCTTTACTAAGGTGACTTATAGCAATAAGACTTACACCTGTTTCTTCTACTACTGCTCTAAGATGATGCATCACAGAGTCAATGGCTTTTCGTTCATCGTTGTTAGACCCCAAAGCCATGCCAACTAATATACTTATATGATCTAATACAATAACACCACAATCCTCTGCTTTTGCTAAGTATTTCATCTTATTTAACACGCTGTCCATGTCAAACTTACCTACGTGTCTTAAGAAAAAGAATCTTCCGCCTGATAGTATATCATTATAGGCTTTTTCTTTCTCTTCTAATGAAATACTCTCAGCTAATTTAGGTTTTTTGTGGATGTTAGATGGATCTTTAAGAATATATTTAATCATTTGCTCTCTAGTAGGTAGATGTAATGGCTTGTTGGCCGACAAAGACATCAAACCTAGTGCCGCAGTAGCTACATTCTCTTCTAAAGATATAACACCTATTTTTTCTTCTGTATTTTTAAATATTTCTTCTTGGATTTGTTTTACTACCGTAGATTTACCTACCCCTGTACCTGCTGTAATAGTAATCAATTCTGATTTTCTCATACCATACAACATAAGATTTAAACAATCCCAAGGATAGCTACAATAAGGCATAGCCAACTCAGACATAACCTCATCATGTAAACTACTACTAACAACTATTCCATCAGGTATAAATCTTTCTGACCTCCACCAAGCTTCTACAAAAGCTTTATTGTTATTGGTAGCAAGATAATCGCAAGCATCTTTGTGTGGCTTAACGTGCTTCATTACTAAAGCTTTGCCACCAAAAAGTTCTGCTACTTCTTTAGTGGCTTTAAGTCCTACATCATCGCCATCAAAACAGATAACAATGTTTTTAAATTTATCAAGCCACTCAAAACATTTCTTGCAGTCTTTTAATGCGGAGCTTCCAGACTTAACAGAAACAACAGGATACTTACTACCTGTCATCTGAAATGCGGCCATAGCATCATCTTCACCCTCAACTAGAGTTACATATTGATACTCTGTCGTAAACTCATTCATACCAAATAAGTCTGACTGTGATGCTTCTCCAACCCAACTAAACTTTTTATCTTTAATCTGTCTAATTTTTGTGGCAACTAACTCACTACCATAGTGATAAGGGTAATAGATTCTATCTACCACGTTATAACTATTTTTACTAATCTTAACACCGTATTTTCTACAGGTCTCTTCATATATCTTTCTATGTTCAAGAGGCCCAAAGAACTTTGTGCTATCTAAACCTGTGTTTAATTTTCTTACAAAATTATTATTATCCATCTGGTCTGTATACTCATCATAGTTTCTATAATAATGTTCGCAACTAAAACAAAACCCGGAGCCATCTTCATTGACGGACACCGGGTCTGAGCCACCACAAACCTTACATGGTAAATGGTATTTAACGAAAGTCATTGTTACTCCTCTGCGTTATCTGGCTCCTCTGTTTCAATTATAGCCTCATCAACTAAGTGCTCACCCATGCTACCGTTTAAAGTCATTATGGATGCTCTAGCTAAAGTTACTTCTAACTCTGCATTACGTAGTTTATTTTGAGCATTAATTAATACACCGAAAACTGACTGCCCTTCTGGGGACAGCTTGCTTACATCGTATCGTACATCGTCTTTAATAAAGACTAATTGTGGTGCTTGTGGTTCAGACATTATATTATCTCCTCTTCACCTTCGATTGAAAACTCTGCGCCATCTGGTATGGCTTCGGGTTCAACTAACTCTATTACTTGAACAGCTTGTAAATCTAAGCCTCTAAATTCTTTACCTTTCCAAGTAGACTCCCATTCTTTATATTGCACTTTGACATGTGAGCCGTTACCAACACGATAATCGACAGGGTTTTTAAATTTATCTACTAACTTAGGTGCAGGTCTAATCATACCATTAGGCCCATGCACTTTTCTTTTGATAATTAAAGCCGGGCCTTCTTCCATATCTTTAATGTTAAAACCTCTAGATTTGAAGTCATCTGCTGTCGGCTTATCAACAACTAAGTTAACTGTATAAACGTGATCAAAATTAGTATTAGGTACGGTAATGCTTGCCCAATACGCTTTTCCTTCTACTATTGCCATAGTATTTTTCTCCTAGTTTTTAATGTGAGTGTGAATGAAATCACACGATGGTTTGATTGTCAAACATATATCAATCAAATTTAATCTACCAACCTATAAACAGCAGGTCTACTTGTTCCGCCATATCTGTTTTTAACTTGGTAAGTTTCTGTTTCAATATTCATGCCGCGTTTTCTAAGTCTAAAAATAATATCAGATAAACGGTGAATACCTAATTCATAGATAGCAGTAGAGCTACCTAATGCTTTATGCTTTTGTAAATAATCTATAACGGTTTCTGTTTGTGTCATAACAATCTCCTATTTAAAATATTTCATTAGCGGTTCTATATTCATCTAACAATACCTGCATAAACTGTCTTTTATTTATTTCAAAACCTAATGTATCTGAATGGTTCTTTTGAAGTACTTCAAACTCTTTATAAATTGATTCAGGTATAGCTATCATTTGTTGACGTTGTTTACTTTCTTTTTTGGGTCTTCCTCTACTCATTTTAAAAATCTCCAAGTTCATATACTTTACCATAAGTTATCATACAAAAAGGAATTAGCATTACTATACCTACAAATGCAAATGCTTGTACTCCTATTATATTATCTCCTGTTACCCATATAGGTCTTGACTCTGTAAACTCAATATCAAAACCTACTCCTGTTCTAAAGTTAAATGTTAAATGAAAACCTAATAACTTAAATGTCATGTTACTTCTCCAAGTATTTTATTCATTAATTTTTCTCTATCATTATCATTTAACGATTGCCAATGATGATAATTTAAAACATGTGTACAAATATTATCTATAGTAAAACCAAACTTTAATAGAGTACTTATTCGTTCAGATAAAAATGGAGTTATTTTTATTTCATCTATTGTATTTATCATGCTACCTCCAAGTATTTTGTAAATGTTTTTCTAACTGAGTTTTGTCTATCATTTCTAATTGAAGCTATATTAGCTTTACCTCTACTAGTAGTAGCGTTTGCATGAGTAGACCAATCTGTTAAAGCATTATAAACAGACCACAGATTACTACCTAAAGTTGGTTTATATTTATTTTTATAAACATTCCAAACGTATTCTAAATTATGGTTCTTTCGCTTTAATTTATTTAAGTTATCTTGAGGATAAGTGGGCATTTTATAATCAAATTTTAATTTAGAATTTGTAGCCTTTACAAACAAATCCCATACTTTATCATTTGTAACTATAGTTCTACCTAACTTAATCCACAACTCACGTTCATTATTAAATATATCTAATGATTTACATATTAAATTAGCACCATGCTCAATGTTTAAAGACTTTGTATGTTTAGCTTTATAAATACCTATACCACCAGTTATAAACACTTGTAAGTTAGTACAAGCATGTTGTGTAGCGGCAACACTAATCATAAAAGGCCATGTTTGATCATATGATGTTGTACACAATAAACTTAAAGATGCTTTATCGCCATCACAAGTTTCATAGGTATGGGCAGGTAAATCATACTTAACAAAAAGTCTAGAACCATTATGACTCGTAGTAATTTGTTCTGTGATTCCTGTTATATCTAAATCAGAGCGTTCAATAATATTTCTAGTATTATTTATTAATGCTCTTGGTTGTACTGGTACATAGTTATTACCATGCACTCCTAACTCTTCACCAGTATCAGTTCTATATAATACTGACTTAGAACATAAATTTAAGTCTGTATTATAAGTTGGATATTCTTCTGAATAATACATCAAAGCTCTTAATTTAACTTCAAAGTCAGCAGATCCATATCCATTAGCTCTAAGGTCATCAATAGGTGTTTTAGCAGTATATCCCCAAGATGCCAAATCATTTATATGTCTTACAGTCATAGCTTTTCTCCAGTTGTCTAAGTTTAAAACTCTTTTACTAATTTAGATTTTACTTTAAATCTTCTTACTGCATCATCTGCGATTATAAATACATGTTGCCA